TCCTTGTAGTAGATAGACGATCCCTGTTCGTCTTTTGCTTCTTGGACACGCGACAGGTTAGCGAAGCGCTCCAGAATCGTGCCAGGTACACCACTGAAGAGACCCTTGTTGTCGACGACTACTGCGTGAAGAGCATCATTTGCAGCTCCATTGGCTGCATTAGCATCCTGCGCAAACAGGTTGGCCAACCACTCGGACTGACCAGGAGCCTTGTCGAACGAGCCGAAGTACTCCCAGTAGCGATTGATAGAGCCTTCCGAGACCGCGGTCTTGATGCGAATCTTATTATTGACCGTCACAGTGAATCTAGCGTCAGACTTAACGATGTAAGTACCGCTATCTGCGCCAGTAGTAGCGCTGCTAATCACGATGTGAGAGGCGTTCTTAGAAGCGACAGTGGCGCCTGCCGGAATAGAAGTTCCACTGACCGAAGAACCGACTGTGATGTCCGCGATCGGTCCAGAAGTCACTTCGAGAGAAGTGGAGTTAGTCACGAAGTCGAAGGAGAATGTGGCATTGTAGAACGCAGGAGTTAAGGTGCTCTTCGCGACGACGCGGAGCATCTGCTTACCCACTACATTATTACCTACCTCGATGAGATCGCCGACCGTCAGATCGGTGTGAAGACTGCTTCCACGAGTGTTAGCCGCAGTGACGTGAGTCGCATTGGCGTAGTCAACTGGAACTACTTTGATGCTCAGAGTATTGCTGCCAATGGAGCTAGTCATGAGAGAAGCAGCTGAGTTAATAGTCGTAGTGTTCGAAGCCAGTACGAGCGACTTATACCAGGCATCAGAGCTGTCGCAGACCGAGATCTTGAGAGAGTTGCCCATGGCACCTGGATACTTGGCGATCCACTTAAGGTCGGTGTCTGCATCGAAGTCGCCGTTAGCGGTCTTGGCGATGTAGTCCTTCTCATTCAAGACGTTGCGAACGAAGAGGAGGGTACTGTCTAGGTTTTCAGCGTCGTCATCGACGATAGCTATGGCCGACAGTGTGGCATTGGTGCTATTGGCCGCGCCGTCACCGGTAGTGTTAGCGGCGCGGCTGACGTAGAGCCTGTTGCCATATGCCAGGAAGCTGGCAGCGGTGAAGAAGGTCTCTGCATTCAAAGAAGTAGGCTTACCGAAGCGAGTGACGAGCTTCTGCTCGTTGTCCACTAGGACTCGTTCAGCGATCGGACCCCAACGGAAGACGCCGCCGATAGCACCCTCAGAGGTAGCAACGGCAGGGACGATAGTCGTTAGGTCGATCTCAGTTACATTTACACCTGGACTGAGTTGAGTTGGCATTATTTGTCTCCCTCTGGGAACGGTTAGTCAGATCGGATCTGAACTATTTATATTTTTCTCATTTTTGTTAGTTCGGCCAGTTCGTATTGACGTATATAGTGTCGACTATTTCCTCATTAGGAACAGTCTCCTCGTGACCGGTATTTATGAATCCGAAGGGCGTGAGCTCCTCCTCGATCATGCGAGCGTTCTCGTCGTATACCCCTCGCCTGAAGTCCACGTTAGTCATCTCCTTGTAGTAGGTCTGAGCGGTCAACCAGGCGAATAGGACGCAGCACATGACCAAGTCGTCATGACCTTCCTCGGCCTCGTAGGACTTGCCGTTCAAACTGAATCTGGACATCTCTTGAATCAGCTGGTAGTCATTGACTATCAGCCTGTCTTGCTCGACCATAGTCTTCAGATTGACGCAGCCGATGGCCTTGACCACCTTGTCGGTCCTGACACCTTGCCTAGTCTTGGTCTGACCGGCGAAACCACCGGTGAGCTGTATGCGCTTCTTTATCTGAGCCGTCGTCAAGATTCCGTCATATTCTAGGTCGTAGTGCAGGATGTCCACGATCTGCTGTCCGGCGTCGTTGACTTCCACGAGGATGCCGGCCCTGTTGTAGTTCATGGCCGCCTCGATGATATACTTAGGATACGCCAGGACTGGTACCTTGTTGTCGCGGAACGTGGCAACTACCTCGTAGGGCATCTGAGTCACATCGAATACCACGAAGGCCGAGTAGTCTAGGCCGGCGCCGTGGCTGACGTCCACCACGGTCACATACTGGTGACCAGGCATAGGCCTCTTGTACATCTTGAACGAGGGCGAGGACTCTATCGGCAGCGCATACGACAGGGCCGCCAGCTTATTCGGATCGATCAGGGTGGCAGAAGATCCTAGGAATTCGCACCCAAATTCTACTCTAAATTGATCTGGCGAGGTGTTGCGGATCTGCTGCTCGGCCCACTTCTCGTCTCTGCCAGGCACGTCTGACCAGTGAACCGAGATGCGAGTGTAGTCGTTATGACCGCGCTCTGAGTCGGTCCATATCTTATAGAACATGTTAAGGCCGTTCGGAGTCGAGGTGATCACGACCTTAGTAGTCGTACCGGACGAGATCGTCGGGTAGACCGAGCTGAAGAACTCTTCTTGAATGTGGCTCGGTACGAACGCGAACTCGTCGAGGTAGATGAGGTTCTGAGAAGTACCACGGATAGCGCTCGACGAGGTGGCGGCCGCTAGAACCTTGGATCCATTCTCCAGCTCGATGTTACCCTTATTCCACTCCACCACTCCCTGCTGTAACCACTTCGGCAGGGCCTCGTAGGACCGCTGGATACGGGACAGGATCTCTCGAGCCTGGGCCATCTTGTTGGCCAGGATGGCTACCGAGTAGTTCTCCTTGAAGAGGATACACCAGAGGATGAAGGCAGCGGCCGTGGTCGTCTTACCGACCTGACGAGGCATCTTCGCGATGGTGAATCTGTCATTGACGAAGGAGTCCACCATCTCTTCTTGGAATGGCCAGAGCTCAAATGGTATGAATCCGCGGTCGACGTTAACGATCTTAATGTAGCTCTTGATGAAGTACGTGTGATCAGCAGCACACTTCAGCCACTCGTCGATCTGTTCTTTCGTATAGGGCATCGGCACCCCGGCTCGCTTGAGCCGAGGGTTGCCTAAGTACGCGGGTAGCTTCACTCTTCACTCTTCTTCTGTAGCATGGCCTGGAGCTCAGCCGTGGAGCCCACGAACAGGTTGTTCGTGACCTGCTGCTTGGTCTCTTCTTCTTTCTTAGGCTGGAGCTCGCGCTTCTTCTTGGTGAGATCGAGGAGGTCCTTATTAGTCTCGGCCATAGTCTTGATCAGATTGGCCACGACTTCGTAAGCCCTGGGATGCTGACTCTGGTCGGCGATGTCCATCAGTCTGGCTATGGCCTCCTGGCCCTGGCCGATGATGTCGTACATGTTCCTGCGGGCGTACTCGAAGTCGTTCTCGACTTGATCTTCCGACTGGTGAACTACTATCTCAGTCTTGGCAGGAGTAGGCTCCTGTTGGATCTCTTTCAGAGGTGTGAGATTGAGAGCATTAGCGATGGGGTCATTCACGGTTGGTCCTTTCCGGCCGGATACGAGAAGCGTTCGAATGCGAAGTCGTAGTCGTCTGTCCAACTGATCTCAGAGTAGTCTACTGACTCTGCTACGTTGGACGTCGGCTCTCCGTTGGCTCTCATTCCTGGTTGTACTGTGATAGTCTCGGCCACGAAGTAACTCGCCGTGTCGCCGATAGCAGTGTTGGTGTCTTGAGCGAGCTTGAACTTGATGTTCGTCTCGGCCTTCTTGATGATCTTGCTCTTGCGGGTCGGTCCGTAGAGGTATCCCTTCATCGTGAACTTGAGAGTCCAGACGAGAGCCCTGCGATCAGTGAAGTTGCCTTCCCACGTGTCGCTGACTTGCACGTCATTGAGCAGGGTAGGCACGTCGATCACGATCTCCGGATCGTCGATGATCCTGATAGTAGCAGTCCAGTCCGGCGTGAAGAACGGCAGGATCTGCTCCATGATCTTCGCGCCATCCTCGGCGTTCTTGACTGCGCAGCTCAGCGTGAAGTTCAAGTTGTATGGCACTGGGTTGTAGTTGTACCTGGCCAGATTCTTGTTAGAGTCTGTGTTGACGATCTGATTGATCGTGTTGAGCTTACGCGTAGTGTCGTACTGCACCGAGTTCAACTCGAAACTCATGTAGGGGACGAACAGCGCGAACGGCTTGTTGAGATTCGGATCTTCGTTGATACGAGCGATGGCCTTGTCTTTAGGACCATACGTGATCGGTACCTTGATGAGCTTGACCATGTTGCCGGCGGCGTCGTACCTGCGAATGTAGATGTCGTTGAACATCGTACCGAACAGGATGATGTAGCGCCTTATAGAGCCGTGATACCAAGTCTGTCCAAACATTAGTTAGTTCCTATTTTCTGAAGATCACGTAGGCGTTTCTTTTCAGAGATCTTCTTCCTGATCTCTTCACCGCGCGGACCAGAATACAGTGCCCTCTGTGCTTCTCTCATCTTGGCTTTCGTCTCTTCACTTCTCTTTGACCC